CTAGAAACATAACTATTTGTATCGGTATATGTACTACCTGTTTGCGTACCATTAAAAAACATTTTAGTAGATGTTCCTGACCTGCAAACAGCAACATGAAACCATTCATTAGTGTTGACTGAAGAACTTGTTATTCTGTCGGTGGTTTGAGTAGAAAATCTTATTGTTCCACCTGATGTATACAGAGTGGCATACGCACCAGTAGTGCTGGCGGGTCTTGGGTCAATAATATTTTGAGTTCCAGATGTCGTATTTAAGTACAGCCAGAATTCAATCGTAAAATCTCCTAATCCAAAATTGCATATATTTGATTCGCTTGAAATTAGGTAATCCCCCGTACCATCAAAGTACATACTCGACCCGCCGAACTTACTCTGAGCCGTGCTGATCTGCGCGTTGCCTACAGTCTCCAGTACGTTGTCGCCGGTGCTGTCTACGACGCCTGCGTTGGTGAAGTTGCAGAGAAGGCTGGTTGCGGAGGCAGCAAAAGAAGTATTGACGTTTGTAGTGCTGGAATACGCAGATGCAGAAGCTGCTCCAGATGTTGCAAGTGGTGCCCGAGGTGGAGTAAATGCGCCTGTATATACTGCTGCACCTTTTACAACACGAAGATTTGAAATATAACCAGAAGTGTCGCGTGGAGTCGCATTATCATGTGCCCGTGCAATCCAAAAAAATACCGTACCGCCCGGAGCAAAAAGACTGAAAGATGATGTAGTTGAAGCTACAGAAACACCATTTAAATAAATTCTAAAGTCAGTTCCAGACCGAACTACCGCAAGGTGGTTCCATTCATTTAACCGCAAAGCGGTATTCGACGTAATCGTAAATTGCGGATTGTTTACACCGTTACTTACTTCAAGAAATGGGAAGTTACTAGCGTCGGTTCCAAAACCCCAGCTAATTTGAGTCCATCCAGTTACAGCCGCTTGACCATACTGCAAAAAGGTTTTGCTTGTAACGCTTGTGGTTCCGTATATAGAGAACTCCATTGTGAAATCACCAGAGCCAAACTCAAACGCCGTATTGCTAGGGATAGTAAGGTAATCCCCCGTCCCATCAAAATACCCACTACCACCTACAGTAGCTGCGCTGTATGCAGCAGTAGGAGCGAATGGGCTGAAGGCTTGTATTGTTGGGCTGTTAAAAGTATTAATCGTCTTTGCTGAAACTTGCGTGTTGGTGTCTACAAACCGATTGGATTGTGCTGTTAGCAACACCGTATTGGTTACGGGTGTCAACGGAGAAGTTGGAACAGTAATAGACGAACCTGCGCTTTGGTAAGGGCCTGAACCTTTTACGACACGCAGGTTGCTAATATATCCGGTTATTCCGTAACTATTACTTGGGGGGGTAGGTGTAACGCCATCTCCAGTAAACGGCCTTAAAGCACCATTAATATAATTATTGCTGTCTGTATATGTACTACCTTCTTGAATACCATTTACAAACATTTTTGTGTTTGTGCCAGTTCTGGTTACAACAACGTGATGCCATGCGTTATATGTAAACGTAGAATTTTGAGTAATCCTGTCAGTATTATTTACAAAAAACTTTAATTTGTTGGTAGACCCATCAACAAAAATTGTCGGGTATAAACCTTGAGTACCGTCAGGTCTTGAATCGTAAATAATTTGACCGGGACTTTTGGAAGCAAGATTTACCCACATTTCAATAGTAAAATCTCCAGTACCAAAGGCAAAGTCCGACTCGCCATTTAAGTAAATACCTACGTTGTTGTTAGAGGCTGATCCACCATAAAAACTCCACCTCGTCTGACTAAACGGTGAGAACGTACCCTGCGTCGTGTTGCCGTTGCGGGTAATGGTGAAGTTGTTGGTGGACGAATCTAAGAACGTATTGTTCTGCGCTCCATTCGTACCGTTACCGGGAAGCAGTAGCGTTACTAGGTTGAAATAGACATCAGTAATTGCTGATGAGACAGCACCTAGCAGCATTGACATAATCCCACTCATGTCAGCCCCTTAGGTTACGTTGCCAGTTACAACACAGACCGTACCGCTAATGAACAAAACTGTAGCTACACCTCTAGTTGCTAGTGTCATCGTATCCTTATCTGTGTTCGTTCCAGCAATGTAAGCTGTCGTAATCGAGCAGGTAATCGTGATGTTTCCTGTCGTATTGTTAAAGATAGAAACAATGTCACCCGCAGCAAATGTGCTGTTAGGGATAGTGATCGATCCGCTAGTGCCAACACCAACAAACTCACCGATGTCAGCAATCGCCAAGGTATAAGAGCTGGTCTTATCCGATCCTGACTGCGGAACATTCAAAAACCCTAAAGTAACTCCACTAACGTCAGGCAACGTCTGTGTGATATTGCTATTAGTGTTAGCAGATTGCAAAGTGTGTGTACCTGTACCACTCGCATTGCCCTGAACTTTTAAGTTACTCATGTTCTTTCCTTAACCAAAAACTAGCCATGAACTGCTAGTAGGCACAGTTACCGATGAGCCTGTCGTAATAGTGATTTCACCGTAGCTGATCCCACGATTTCCTGACGTTATCGAATATGCACCTGATACCGTAGGTGTGTTTTCCCATATCGGGAATAGAACCGCATTACCTGATGTCTCTTTGTAAACAGCCCTATCCGCTGGATACGTTACAAAGACTTCCTTAGAGCCAGCAGAGAAATTAACCTTCGCATCACTATTAGATGACTGTAGAACGGTATCTCGGCTTAACGTACCACTTCCTACCGTACCTATTCCGGTTTCCCATTCGTTCCCTAAAACAATCGCGTAATAGGTGTTATTGCCGCTACCAATGCCAGCAGCAAAGGTCTGATACCCCGGAGAAGCACCGTCTAACGTGACAGTACCCGTACCAGTCGTAGCAGTCGTTTCCTTTACACGGTCATTAACGACGAACGGCATATCAAGCTAACGTCACGCTAAGGTTGCCACTCGAAATCGTGAAAATATCGCCTGTACCTACTGTCTTAGCCTCGTCCAGAGCCGTGTGATACAAGAGATTTCCGCTAGTAGCAGCATCCAAGATACCGATCCAGCCAATCGTTCCCCATGAAGCCGTAGCCGTAGGAAACACGACACTCGCTGAGTTCGTTGTCACACCGTTACTAGGCGCACCAAACGTCACCGCAGTACGAGCATACGAACCACCAGATACCTCAGTACCTGTGTTCGCATCCGTTGGGTCAGTAGTGAACAGACCGACATAAACTGTTGCCGGACTCGTATAAGTTGTGTTTCTCAAAGTCGCGTTAATCAGAGCGTCCTCAAGATATGTACTCATTTCTGCCATGATTTACTCCTTAAATCTGTTGGCTTTACTTCTGTTTTCGTAACGAGTTATTACTCTTAAATTCCAAGGCACATGAAGCCCACAAACATTTTCGCCCATTAACGGAACTATATGATCTACCTCGTAGTGCGTTCCTGTTTCTTTTGTCTTAATCCTAGCCTCAACGTAAAACTTCTGTATTTCCTGCTTTAACTGGTCATCTATCCACTTTGGAACAGCATTTCTTTTTGCCGCCCTTGCTAATGCTTGCCATGCAAACTTAGTATGCTTTGTTCTTTCGTAACACCTTTTGCTTTTTGCAGCATATTTTTCTTTGTTATTTTGTTGCCATTCTATTACTTTTTTAGATATTCTTTCTTTATTTTTCTCATAAGTTGCATAGTGATACTGCATTGCTTTAGCTTTTTCTGATTCGCAATTTTTTATGTACCATTCTCTTTTTGCAACTTTAGCGCACTCTTTGCACCACCTGTGAAATCCATCTTTAACAGAGGCGCACTTAGAAAACATCTCATAAGGCTTCTCAACATTGCATTTTGAGCAACGCTTCACAGATTTACCTCACGTTATAAGACATTGACATAGGTTGACCGCTGTACTCACTCGACTGGTCAGACGTATTGATAGCCGCTATCGCACGATCATATAAAGCAGACCATGTTTGCAAACGAGCATCATTCATTAGATACGGCTCTGCTTCCCCTAGAGACGCATACAGCAACGCATCAGGATAGTTAGCCAAGAACGTATTGCTAGCGTTTGAGTCACTCAATAGCGTAGGCTTAGAGTAATACAACATTTGCAACGTATAAGTGGTATCTGGAATAGGGGCTAATTGAATCTCTGAGCCGAGAATCGTGTAGTCCACAGGTCTACCACTCTCGGTAGTCCTTGCAGTCTCGTAGAAGCTGTTAGGAGCCTTGTAGCGCAACGTAAACACCGGATTAGTGTTCAGGTGTATATCGCGCATCTCTAGGAAATCAGTCGGTAATCCAACCGTAGAGTCACCGCCAGTCGTTGTCGCTGTGGCAACTACTAGCATCTGACGAGTTCGAATGTCTCGCCTCAGTCGTTCTTCCGCTAACCGGATGAAGTCAGGAATGACGGTAGTTAGATCACTACGAGCTAAATAGCTTGCTACCGTAGTCCTTAATTCAGAATAGTTAGCAAAAGGCATATTATTCCTCTAATTGCTCAAAATCTTTCCATCCGTACTCATAGGTTCCTATGTGTCGAATGTGCATAGACAGTTCATGGTCAACGTAGGTCGGGAATCCTTCACCACCAGCCTTGACGCAGAAATAAACATCCTCGCCACAGACTCCATTCTTACCCCATCCTGCATCAAACCAAGGTCTGCCAGTCTTTTCAAATACCTCTTTGCGGATCAGTACAGCACCAAAGCCAATCGCTGTAACTTCCTCAATACCCTCTTTACCCCGACTATCAATGTTCTCCCATTTATGGACTAACGTATCACCGTCCATATACTTCGTCATCATCTTAGCCGTAGGTGTTACAGGCTTCCTTCTCGTAGTCGCATTAACACCAACGATAGGCAC